AATGTCCTCTTGGCCGACTCCGTATGCTGTACCTGCTGACACTTGGAATCTTGTGCCAGTTGCGCCCATGCTCCAGCCTGTTCCTGCACTGCTGACTCCTGCGCCGTTGCCGATGACAGTAAGGCAGTCTAAGTCGATCGTGTAAGCCATTCTTCGCGCTAATCTGCGAAGCTGCTGCTCGATCACTGGGATGTATAGGTCTTCAATGTTTTCGCGTGATACTCGTTCTCTGAGAGCCTTCTTATACGGCGTGACTGTCGCGTAGCCGAGCGGTGTGAAGTCCATAGGAATTTCTACACCTTCGCTGATCTCGCTGATTGCAGCTACTCTACTGCCTACTTCCTTCACGAAAGTTGCGGTCCTACCAGCTACGAGCGGAAACTCTGGGAATAGCTGCTTCACGAGCAATGCGGGCATCGTTAGTTCGATAATATGCTGATGTAATGCGGGATACGCTACAGCCCCTGAGTCAACCCATGTAAAGGCATCTCTAACCATTGTCATTAATAGTCACCTTACCAGAGGTTAACGATGGCTGTGCCACCGCTTGGGCCGCCCTGCACTACGTTTCCGAGAATGCTTGTGTTTTTGCTTGTGTTATCTTGGATTGCTGTACCAGCGCTTACAGTTCCTCCTGTGTCGCCGGCGCCGCCGCTTGCGAATTGATCTCCGTAAACGAGTGTTGTGCCCCAGACAATGACTCTACATTGACCTCTTCCCACTACTGATACCTGACGACCTGTAACTGCGCTCGTCAGAGTTATTCCGACGACCTTGAAGCTGCTCTGCGTTCTGACTTTCTTCACGGTCCAATCAGCAGTCATCTCAACGAGAGAGCCGGGACTGAGATTTTCGCCTGCGATGTAAGAGTTGATGAAACGATCATTTATGAGCGGGCTTCCACTCTCGAAAATTGGTGAACTCATTTAGCATCACCATTTTAGCCTGAGAAAGTTGCGCGCCCGAGCTTTTTCTGTGCGGCGTTAGCTTTTAGGAAGTCTTGGAACCACGGAGCAGATGGACCATTCTGGTCTATATTATTCTGCTCTATGTCAAGTTCTTTGCTTGAGATTATGCCTTTACCCGTCGCTTTTCGCTTTGCTGATTCTGCAGGTTCTGCTTGCGGTACAGGTTTCTTTTCGTCGCCGTCGCCTTCACTAGCATCGTCTTCGCCTTTCTTGCCCTTCTTAGCTGACTCTGCGTCTGCTGCGTCAGCCGCGCTTTCGCTCATCTTCTTAGAGAGCTCATTTAGCTTCTGAGTAAGGCCCTTCTTAGTTGCTCGTTTCGCAACTTCGGCTTCGATCTCGGCGACTTTCTTGCCTAAAGCATCGATCTCTGCGTCTGTGCCTGCAGTCTTAAGCTGGTCCCACAGCTTCGTTACTTGATTTGTTAGTTCGTCGTAGGTTACTTGCTTTGGTGCTCCCTCTCCGGGAGCGACATTCGTTACGCCTTGTGCTTGATGCGGAGAAGCCGCTTGCTGCCCATTATTTTGTGCAGACAATGGCTTCACCTCCTTTTTAATTTTAAGTTTGTTTTCAGGTTCTTGCAGGTTTCCCTTAGAACCCACATCTTTGTTATCTTCCGATAACTGGAAACTCGCTATTGCCAATCTCGCAGCGAGTAGTTTCTTGAGAAAATCCCTTCGTTGAGACTCTATACGTGCTTTTACTGCGTAATTTTCCACACATCCTGGTCCCGGATTGCCTGGCGTCAAACATCTTCCGTGATCAGTGATATGTGGGTCTGTTCTTCCTTTACAACCATTACAGATTGGAGAATTGTAAGCTATTGAGACACTCAGATTAAGTTGACTTTCATTCATGGCTGCTGCAAAGCCTAAGGGTTTAAACTCAGTCTTCTTGTAGGCCGGACTCGCGACGATGCTAAGTTCTCTGACTCGTGGTTTATGGACTATTTCCCAGGCGCCTGGGCAAAGGTGGACGAGAATACCTTCCTTTCGCGTCTGTTCTTTGCACTTGCTACATTCGACATCGTCGCTGTCTACCTGTACGCTGACGTGCGTCAAATAGCCCCGTAGGACCTTCTCGATAATCGGGAGATCACCAATCTCTGCTCTAAACTGTACCGTATCACCAACTTTCTTCCCTTCAGGAACTTTACCGATTACAGCCATAGCGCTCTCTGCATGATCTATGCGAAGCTGCGTACCCTGAAGAGTAGTTACGAAAAAGTCAAGGTCTTCTGGCGGGACCTGCCACTTATTTGCGTTCACGCTCGTATCGATTGCTGTACCCTCGATCGGCAGAAGCCTCTCTTTGATTGCCATTTGTGCGTCTACGTTATCGGCGGCTTTGAAAGGAACGAAATATGTCAACTGCAAACTCTTTCACCTTTAACCAAAGACGACGTTCATTCCGCGAGTTCTCGCGTAGTTCTCGTTCAAAGCGGCCCAAGCTGCACGATCATCAAGGAAACTCTTTTTGCTCGGAGAATAGCCATTGCAACCCGGGAAACTGCACTGTTTATGCTCTTTCCCAAGACTCTTGCAAGCATTGATAAGGACAGCGTGTATACGCTTCTTCGCAGGCATCGGAAGATTCGCTTTCTGAAGATACGAGAAGCCAGCGTTCACGTCCGGCTCATCGATATTTCCTTTCGCATCTTTGTACGGAAAGTGCCTTAGACCTCTTGGTATCGTCTTGCCTTCGCTGTCCTTCTTGCCTCCGGACTCGATGTAAGCGAAGGAACTATCTAGGAGATCGTTTACTTCTTTTGTACTCCAAACTCTTGCTTGAAGACTCATTTTTGTTACACCTCAAAACTAATCACTCCTTTTTCGATTTGATTGTCACTGCTTGAAGCTGGAGAAAGGAGATGTAAGACAGCATCAAGCAGTAACTATGATATCGAGATTAACCCTCGACTTTGCTAATCCGTATGTAAGCGTTCACGTTTCTGCGGATATACTCGTTCCAAGCTTTGAAGTCTGTGAGCATCTGAATCTGCGTCTTCAAATACTTGTCAATCCAATTTTTGACCTGCTCACGAGTCTTGAAACGCTTCTTATCAAACAGATAGTTCTGGATTTCCCACCTGTTCGTACCCTTCACGCGGGCGTCTGTTATTTTGACACCGCCGCTCCCAATCTCTTTCACGCGGAACTTGTCAAACTTTTCTGGGTCTTGAACACGATATCGCCAAACTGTCTTATCTTCCTCTAATCCGGGCATATTAGTTCGCCAACCCTTCACAAATCGTCAACAAATACTTCAAGAAAAAATCTTTGATTATCTGGAATCTGCGACCTGGGCTCGTGTCGATGCACAAGACATAATTGAAGTACTTCGGTGGGAAGACCATTCCGCCCATGTACCTGTTCTTGTGGTACTTTTTAGGATCAAGTTTCCCATAGAAGAGCCTTCGCAGCCGGCACCAGAGACAGCTAAGGTGAGGCCTACGCATCTCATTCGTGTAGCCGCAGAGGCTGCTGCAGGCCATCCGGGGCCACCATTTTAACAGTTTACAGTTCAATGCTTTCGCCGTTTTTCAGCTTCAATGATCATTTCCATCGTTGCTATTCGGTTCTTGATGGCCGTGTTGACGTCTTCGAGGATTATGGTCTGCATGTACTCGGGAAAACGAAGTATCCTGCTGCCGAGATAGACCCAGGTTTTCAGCCATTTCCGCTTGAAGCGTGCGTTGCGCCCGAACGCTTCCAATACTTGTATGTTCACGTCTGTTTTCTCCATTTTTGCCTTCTCCGTAACTAGGAAAACTGTGAGGTTTGTAGCTTTCATTCCTGCCTCTCAACTATACAACGACAATTTGGATGAACATTACAGGCGAACGTATTAGCATCAAGCTGCTCGCCGTAAGGAAAAGATTCTTCAAGTTCGCTCTGGTCTTCAATTTGATATGCTTCTCCGCGAAACTCATCACACTGCTCGCAAAGTTTCCCATCATCAACGAGGATAAAAATCCAACTTTGCTTCGCCGAGCTTTGAAGAGGAGGAAGCTGAGCATAATGGCTGTAGAATGCGGCAGCCTCTGCGAAGCTTGCCAAAAAAATCACTTCGTTTTAAGAGGCAGTGTTACAATTTTCTGTTGTCCGGGCTTCTCCATCAGCGCAGTTCCGGCGCTCGTCGCTTCTTCGCCTTTTTCAGGCGTCTCACTCAAGCCTAAGGCTAGTCTTGCTTCAGGTATCCCAGCAATATTGTTCTGAACAAGCGCGACGTAGTAAGCGGCCTTCTCCTGTATCGTCGGCTCCCAGATCGGACGCCACTTAACCTTTGGAATCTCAAAGCCTTCACCCCATTGACTCTCGATTAGCTGCTTGAATAAGACTGTCTCAAGCATGTCGCCGATTAGCTCTTCGATCATCCGTAGCCTAGTAACGTATTCCTGCATCACGATGTCTGCTGTAGCTTTGTTCGTGCCTTCACTTTCGCCCAAGAAGATTTTAGGAACTCCCAAGACTGCCATCCGTTGACGGTGAAGATAGTTAAGCCACCACTCGACATTAATCTCCTTCGTCATACTTGGGAGAACTTTGGCTGTTACGTCGCCTCTTACGAACACGTCTGTTGCAGCTTGCCGACTTTCAAAAGCTTGAACAAGACTCGTTAACTGTGGATCAGCCCAAGGATTCTCAGGAGTCCCTGCTGTAACGACCAGCATCGGCTTAGTGTAGACTTTCATAATCGTTGCCATATCGGTCTGAAAGTCATCAATCAAAGCTTGAATTAAGAGCAGAGACCTCAACTGGCTCGTACCGTAACTGAACTCGTACCACCAACTCTTTGCGCCCCACCTGAAGTGAATAATATCTTGCGCAGCGAACGCCACAGGCGGAAAAGTCAAAAGCTGAACATAACCGAAAACGTCACCGAAAGCATCGCGTCTTACGCGCATGTGAACAGGGTCAAGAGGCTTAAGCCACTCGACAACTCCGTTTTCGTTACGACACAATTCGAGATAACCGTTACCTGAGATAAGCATGTCTGCACCAATAATCCGCAAAGTTTCTAAAATGTTCTGTTCGTCAAGCCAGTCAGTAAGCCACTCGCGAATTTCATCTTTGCCGCCTTCAAGCTCGAAACCGTTGCTTAAGGCAAGATTAATCGTGACATCGATGCTTGCTTTAATGTACGGTGTAAACGTGTACATGTCTTTGTATTTCGGTAAATCTTCGATTGGTGTAGCTCCCCAGAGACGCTCCCAGTACGCCATATAAGGCGGTACGACGAAGCCGACCCCTGTGGCTCCGATCATGTACTTCTTGACGTAGCCCATCAGAGACTGATCTGTTCTCCAAGAAACAGGAACCTCCTCTTCCATCTGCTGTCTGCTAATATCAGGAGAGACTAGACGCTGGGCCAAAAACGCAGACTCAGCTTTCTCACTTGTCCATGGCAAAGAACTCACTTCCTTATGTCGTCACGACTGAAGGTTTCTCTTCCTTTCTGTTCATTGTTATGCGAACTTCTTCAAGGACAACAGATTTCACGATGTCGACGCCGTTGACGTAAACATGCAGGTCTTCAAGATTGCACGCAACGCGGATTCCGAGAGCTTTAATGATTCTATCTTTTGACGAAGCCGAAAATATCTCTTCTTCCATTCTAATCACCTAATCTTTTGATATTTAGTGAGGAAGCATGAACGCACCCTTTCCTGGAGGAGGCGCCTGTAAGCTCGCGTAAAGAGCCATACAAATCGCCCAGAAGCGATCATCATGTGCCCCTTCTGGATGACTAAAAGCGTAGACTTCGCTGCCCTTCGACTGCTCCCACTGCTCAACATTTAGCTCAGCTTGCACGTCTTTGTCAAACGGTAACTCAAATTTTCTGCGAGCATCCTCCGGCAAGAGCTTTCTGTCGCTTTCTCTCGGAGTAATCATATGCTGCTTCAGAAGAGTCGCCATCCCGTGCTTCTTCGGTTTCGTGTAGTCTATGCCAAAGATGCCTGGGAAACCTGCACGATCGATCTCTTCATCCATTCCTTTTGTTCCGGTGTGGTCATAATAGACGCTGTGAACTGTTTGCCACCGGTCACAGAGGCTCTTGATGTACCCCATAACGCTGATGTACGGCGTACCTAAAGGAAACTGCTTACAATGAACAAGCGCTGAATAGTCAGCGAACTTCTGAACGACTGCGACAGCATTATGATCTCGTTCTCTGCCTAAGTCCCAGCCAATATAGAAGTTGCCTGAGACATTTTCTTCAAATGGCAGAAAGTTTAATGCTTCATTCTGACACTTGATTATGAGGCTTGAAGGTAGAAACGCGCTCTCGTCATCGATAAATGCACACTCCATCTCCCGACGCCAGCGCCAAGGGTCGCCTGCATACTGTTCTCTCATGATGTCAACTTGGGAAGGATCTAGGGGGCCGTTCGGCTTCTGAACCTCCTTCCACGTGAGAAAATAGCGCGGTGGATCTCTCTCGTGAATGTTGCCGCTGAAGACTCTGAAGCTCTTATCATAACACATCTTGAAAAAGATGCTGTCCTTGTTCCAAGGCGTGCTTGCAACGTTAATATCCACACTCTGCGTCAGAGTCATCGGAAGCAGAGCACTGAGCCAAAGATCCTCGTCCTTGCGGATAAAGTTCATTTCGTCAATGCTTATCTTTCTAGGTCCATGGCCTCGAATGGTAAAGGGCTCCGGCGTCTCAGCTAAAATGATGGTTCCGTTCGTCACGTGTATTATTGTCTGCAGCTCGGACTCAATGTAAACATCGTAGATCTCACGGTCCATACGGGCCAAATGCTCATGGAGGGTTTGGAAATATATTTCCTTGATCTGCTGATACTTGGGCATAGTAATGATAATCTTCGAATTTGGGCAGTGCATAGCACAATAAAGATCGTCTCCAGACATTATGGTGGTCTTGCCTGCCCGCCTAGGCCACCTCAAAACCTTAAGCGGAGAAGGATCTCTCAAGAACTCTGCTTGATAAGGGTAAGGCCTAATCTTAAGAACCCTCTCGAAGAACTCGACTTTATCCTTCGGTAGACTTGGGAGGTTCCTCTCGCTGTCGAGCTCCCTCTTCAATCTTTGCAGCCTTACCCTTTGCTCTCGCTTCACTAACAATTCTCTCCAACTCTGTAAGGTCGCGATCTATCTGACGCTCATCAAGCCCGTCTGTGACGCTGGCCAAGATCTGCGCCGTGTATGCTGCAACACGAACCCATTTCTGTCTCTCACTGAGAGACACCGGCTCCAGCTTACCATTTTCACGCTGAAACTTGTAATCGCCCCTCGCAAAGCTCGACGCCATATCAAAAAGCGCTGTGAGATCCTCAATCAT